TACTGTCTTCTATCAAAGTAATCTGATTTTACTGAATCACCTTGTTCGTGAAACTTTTTAGATAATTTACGATATTCAACTCGTTCATCAAACCATTTTCTTAATAACGCTGGTAGTAACCCATCTTTATCTGAACGGTACATTACACCATTAGTGGCAATTCCTATTTGTTCATTATCCATCATACGTTTTAATTCTGTTTCTGTATATCTATTCAGCACATTTCCATCTTGTGTAAGTGAATATGTTTTTTTATTATCCTTTCTTAAAAACTCTTCTGGATTCCAACCCTCTATCTTACCAAGTTTAGTTTCTGGTGATATATTCAATGACATAATACAAGACGGATACATTGATGTAATATCTAAATCATAAACCCAATCGTGTTTACCTTTTTGTGGGTCTTGTACATAAGCACCTTCAAATTTTTCTAATTTACTATTTTCACCTTTTTTGCGTCTATTTGGAGCTACAATATTGTTCTTTCTTAAATAAACTAATATAGCTCCTTCAAGATAACGAGAACTCATAAATACATCTTCATACGGACAATGACCTAAATGAGCCAAACCTCTTGCTATCTCAATAAAATCTAATTTATCATCTAATTTCTTAACTAACTTTACGTCTTGTAAGTTATACTCTACAAACTTATCTAAATCGTTTTCATATAAATCATTAAGTGTTCCCTCATGCTCAACTTTTTTATCACCTACTTCGTATTCACCTATAGCATCTAATCTATATGATGGTCGTTGACTGAATGTATATTTTTTATATAATGCTAAATAATCTAAAACACTTACACCTGCTATTTTATATCTATTTTGAAAATCACTCCATTGAACAACATTAATAGGTGATAATAAATTAGCAACTGTTTGACCTACAACTTGTGATGCTCTATTATAAAGATAACTAACATCAAAAAATTCTACATTCCAACCTGTTAATATAGTTGGTTGTATTTCCATATACTTTTTAAAGAATGCATTTAATAAATCATATTCATCTTTAAATGGAACAACAATATCTTCACTTTTATTTTTATTTAATTTACCATTTTCATCTAATACATAACAATAATATTCTTCTGTTAGCGGATCATTAAATGCAATTGATGTAATTTTATTTTTTGCTTTCTGAACATTAGGGAATCCATCTGTAACTTCTACTTCTATATCAAATATCATTACTTTATGTCCAGTAGAAGCGTCATCTGAATCAGTATAATTATCTACTAACACTCTTATTTCAGGATTTACATCTGATTCAAATAAATCAGGTTGTTCTGGATCCCAAGAATTAATTCTTTTTAATTTATCACCATATAGTGAAACATAAGTACCAGTTCTGTTTTTTACATAGGCATACTTCTTATAACGAAAAGTTTGATGACCAAACTTATCGTCCCAAATATGCATTTTATTTATTCTTCTATCGTAATATATGTTTTGATACATTTAGATTAGGAAATCCCTATTTGTGATATATGAATATACGAAATAAACCAATACAAGTCAAGTGTTTTTTATCATTTCTCCCGGAATTTCACATACGTCATTATTACAAAATTTATCTACTTCTGCTTCTTCACCTTCAATACCTACAAAACTTAAATGACCAAGTTTTTTAACTTGTTTATTGTATTCTTTTTCTGTAATTGCTTCATAAGGCATTTGTTTGTAAGCTCCTAATGGATGTCTTGGTAACAAAGAAATTCCTTTTAATCTATATTGAAAATAATTTAATACGTGTGATAATTCATCTGCTTCTGTTTCAGGATCAAATGTTGCAGTGCAACTCACTTGATTATCAGCCCAATGTCGTTGAAGAAATGCGGCTAAACTAAATTGTTCCCAAATCGAAAGTTCAGCCGCTGTTCTTATACCCTCACCCACATCTACCGGCACTTCTACAACCATCGTTGAATCTTCTGAACCGAAGACTGATTCTATTTTGTAACCTGCTTTTTTCAGCGGTTCTAATAATTCTGAATGTTTTGACAACCTCATTCGTCTTATATAAAATCTTGACTCTGGATAATGCATTCCTGGTGTTGCTCCTACTAAAAGTGAAACTGTACCACTTGGTTTTACTGAAGTCGTTTTTATCGACTTCGGTACTGCTAACCAATCTGAATAAGTACAATCCCATTCTTGAATAGTATCATATCCTTTCTCTAACCACTTTCTTAATTCTTCCATTCCGTGTTTTGTAATAAATTGTGCAACACCACTTACACTACATCCAATTCTACGATTTCTTAACATAACTCTATTAGTATCAGGCCAATGTGTTTTACCAAGAGTTACAGTTTTGGCATATAAATAAGCATATTTAAGTGTTCTTTGATAATCCTCTAATGAATCATGATTATTCGGAAATGTTTCTACAAGACAGCAAAGCTCATAACTTTCTAAGCTTTGTTCCAAGCAAGGATTCCCACCTGCAACTCTATGGTCTTTATTATCACCACCATTTTGCATACGAGAAAATGTTCTCATATTTTCTAACCAGGCTAATCCAGGTTCTCCATTATCTACAATTCTTTTTGTGATTTCAGTATAATCCATACCGAGTTCTGCAAATACTGAATTATTTGAAGTCCAACCATAAGTTTCTCTGTGTTTATTTACTTTATAATTTTTTAAATCTAAATATTCTTCATTATGTGGGTCACCAAATACAATCTCTGCTGTTCGTCTTACGTTCCCTGCTACAACACATTTACCAATTAGGTTCATAATATCTACAATTGTAGTTGTTGTAATTGGTTCTTTACTGTTTTGTTCTAATACTTTTCTTATTTCTTCATGAATTTCTTTTAGTGGCTCATGACCACTTGAAACTCCACCAAAACCTTTTATTGGTTCTCCAGCACCTCTAATTTTACTATAATCAAATTGAATTTCTGTCGTTCCGTGGAAATAACTTTCTAATAATAATCTAACCGATTCTACCCAACCTTCTCTTGTATCGGGGATTTCAAATATTTCTTTTTGTCTATTTTTATTTACACCTTTAATAATAATTTCACCAGCACCTTTTGTATCAAAACCAACTCCCACACCTAACATTGATGCATCCATTAAAAAACAAAATGGTTTTGAATAATCTTCTTTAAGTGTAGAAGTAGATACGAATGCACAATTGTTTAGTGCTGCATATAGATTCTTTTCTTCGGTGATTGGTGTTCCCATTGCCCATAGACCACGGCCAGGTGGAAGGAATTTCATATAAAACATTCTATCATACATTTCTTGAGCTGACTTTTGTGCTTGCCAAGGATTCCAACCTAATTGATAAGAATCAATCCATTTTTTTTGCATTGAATATGTCCCCTCTACAACTCTACGAACGGTTTCCCACCATCTTTCATTCTTACCATTCTCTTTAATTCGTGAATAAGTTCTCATATAGACTAATTCACCTAATCCATTAAAACCAAAAGGTGGTTTTTTTCTTTTATATTTATTTATAAAATTTTCTGATAACTGAAATTTTTCCATTTAATAACACTCCATCTTGACATTGTTTAACCTACAACAAAGATAAATATAATATATATGCATCATTTACTCAAATCCTTCAACTTTTTTTTCCATATCCTTATATTTATTTGCTAATTCTTTTCTCAAGAACTCTTGACTGTTATCCATTTTATTTTGAGCCTCTTTTCCAAACTGACTACTACCTTCATATATCTTAACTTGACCTATATTTGTATTTATTGTAGCAGGATAAGTAACACCATCTATACCAAATCTATTTTTTATAATATGAAATCTACCTGTATTAGCAATCTTGTCTTCTACTTTTCTACTCATACTCATTACAAAATCTGAAGTCATAACTTTACTATAATCTTCAGCTACTTTATCAGCACCAATCACATCTTCTTCTAACGCTGAACGATTGGCTTGTGAAGCTGTCCAGATAGGAACTTCTAATTCACCAGCTAGTCCTCTTAAATCTTCATACGTGTTACCTATAGCATGTCTCTTTTCTCTAAAGTTACCTGTTAACTTTAATATATCTGCATAATCTACTAACACTACATCTGGTTTTACACCACTTAACTCTAATTGTTTTAAATGTGCTCCTAACGTCTGTACACTTGCTGATTTTGTCGGGAAATATTTTATAATTAATTTACCTGGAAGTTTATCTAACTTGTTTCTTACATCTTCTTTATAATATTTTATATTAGCCGTAGTAACACCACTAAAAATAGAATCATATCGTAAACCAACATAATTCTCATTTAACTCTAATGTATAATGAACTACAGTTTTACCTTCCCTTAGAGCTCCAGCTCCTAAACATTGTAATGTCCAACTCTTACCAATACCAGCTGGTGCTACAATAACACCCAATTCACCAACTCCTAAACCTCCATCCATAATTTCATTTACTATATCCCAAGGTGTTTTTGTAGTTGTTCTTGAAGACTCTGTAAGTCTCTCTTCTAATGACATTAAGTAATCATGACCTAAATCTCTTGTTGTACCAGCCTTCATAGCTTCATCAATAATAGACTTTATACCATCATAATTCTTATTTTCTAATAACTCAACAGATTCTAATATGGCACTTTTTAGTGTTTGATTTTTACAGAAGTCTAATGTTTGAGTTTGTACAAATTCTAAATCAGTTGCTTCAAGATTTTGCCAAACTTCTCGCAATTTATCTACAACTCCAACTTTTAAAACATCATTATCTATCTCATCTACCTTATATTTTATAACTTCAAGTGTAGGTTGTTTTTTATATTCATAATAATAATCACGTATAGTTTTAACTAACCACTTATTTGAATCTGAATCAAACATTAACGGATTTAATATATCACTAATAGTCTGTATAAACTTTATGTCTCGTAATAAAGATGCAATAATTTTAGCTTGAAATGATGTTCCAAATTGTGTTAATGTTTCACTCATGAGTTTTCTCAGCGTAATGATTTAACTGATTAAAATTAGTAAGTAACCAACTATTAAGATTTGGTAATGCTGTATATAACTTATCTTCTAAAAACATCTTTTGAAACTTATATTTTATTATTCTATTAATAGGTTCATTAACTCGTTGTATTATTTTTGTTTTAGTAGAACCTGAAATGTCTACATCTGATAACTGCATTAATTTATAATTCAACTCTATAACATCTTTTGCATCTGGTAATTCTGTAATGACCTCGTCTATATTAACTATCCGATTTTCACTCAAAAACGGTAATTTTTTTTGAATAGTTTTCAATCCTAAACCTCTTACACCAGGTATGTTATCTGATTTATCACCATCTAATACTCTATACCAAATAAGATTATGAGATGATATACCAAATTCATCAAGTACAGCTTGTTCATCATACAATTTCTTTTTAGTTGGACTCCATACTTTTATCCTACCATTAGCTAACTGAAGAAAATCTTTATCAGTAGACATAACTGTAATTTTAGAATCTGTAAGAACTTGTCTGCATAGATATCCAATAGTATCATCAGCTTCAATGTTATCATAAGATAAAACAGTTACAGGAAGTGTTTCTAAATATTCAACTACTCTCTGTAACTGCATTATCATATTTTGTTTCTCGTCTTCTTGAGATGCGAAATCATATGCACGATTTACTCTATACTTTGTTTTTCTTTTGGCTTTATATTCAGGATATATTTTGCGACGGCGGGTAGACCCACCTTTGCCATCAAATACTATGATAACACGGGTAGGTCTAAACATATTTATAGTATAACCAATACTCCTTAGAAAACCAACTATTCCACCAACATGAACTCCGTCATCATTAGTAGTTGGTATAACACTAAATACTCTTATGAAAGTATTTAGACCATCTATTATAAGTACTTTATCGTTAGGTTCGCCGCTATCTAGAGAGCCACCTTTCTTCTTGATTTCATCAAGTATAGAAAGATATTTTTCATTACTCACTTACTTCTTCTTCCACGACCACATCATCAATACCAAAGTTCTTTTCGTATTTTAAAATAACTTTATCGCATATTAAGTTGTAACAATGCTCTCTGAAGTCTTCATCTTTGAGTTGTTCACTCCAATCTTTAGATTGAAATTTAAGTTCTTTACCTTTATGATTTTCCATAGTATACCATGCACCACCTTGTTTTACAAGTTTATGTTCTTTCATAACTTTTAACCAACTTCCATCATCATCAATACCACTTTCAAAATAAAGTTCAAAATCAGCATGTCTCATTGGTGGACCAAGTCTATTCTTAATGACTTGAGCCCTCATCTTTATACCAACAGTATTATTCTTTTTATCTTTAATTTGACCTGTATTTTTTAATCTGATACGAGTTGATGCATGAAAGGGTAATGCTTTTCCACCACTTGTTGTCCAAGGGTCTCCAAACATAACACCAAGCTTCTGCCGTAACTGATTAGTGAACACAAGAGCTATCTTCTGTCTACCAATCATTTGAGTAATCTTTCTCATAGCTTTAGAAATTACAATAGCTTTAGAAGTAGCCCAACCATCTTTATCAAAGTCCGCTTCTAACTCTACTTTAGTTGTTGCAGCTGCTAATGAATCTACAAGAATAGTTACTAACCTATCTTTATCTGATTCACGAACTTTAGCAACTATTTCTTCAATCGCTGAAAATATATCTTCAACTGTTTCCAAATGTAAATACAACATACTATCTACATTAACACCAATAGAACTAAGAAACTCAGTACTTACGGCGGTCTCTGTATCTATATAAACAGCCACACCACCTTTTTTCTGTGTTTCAGCTAGCGCGTGAGCTCCAAGTAGTGATTTACCACTTGATTCTAAACCATTAATTTCAGTAATTCTACCTACAGCAATTCCACCGTTAGGTTTATTTGATATTGCTAAATCTAACATAGTAGAACCAGTAGATATAAAATCTTTTATATCTGTGGGTGTTGTATCTGTTCCATCCAAGAAATATGCAACCTTCATATCCTTGAATTGTTTATTTAAAGTGTCGGCTAAAACACCAGCTAATTCATCTCGTGTTGACATAAAAATCTCCTATATAATAGTGAGTAGTTAGGCATACAAACACAGCCTTCTCATCGCTTAATTCTGTAGGATACTACCCACTATAGTTTATTATTTAATTATTAAATAAATCATCAAACGCATCTGATGTTTCTTTTGAATCATAAGATTTTGTTTCAGAAACAGTTTCTTTTACTGTTTCTTCTTTCTCTTCCGAATCACCATTAAGGTAATCATTAAGAGCCTGAGTCAATTCATCATAAGAACGTTCCTGATAAATTTCAGTAATATTCTTTTGTGATTCTTTGATAGATTCAAGTACAGATGCATCTTCCGTAATTGGAGTTTGATTTGGCTTCACTCTGATTGACGTTGAAGGAAAGGATTTACCCGTTTCCTCAGCAGTTTTGAATTCTACAGCAACATCACGACCACTTACTGGATCGGTGATATCACCATAATCTGGATCTGCAATTATTGATAACAGTTCTTGATAAACTGTTTTTCCGAAACCCCAAAAACGAACACCTTCTTTTTCTTCGCCACGAACTACAACTGGAGCAAAAGTTCTCATTTTTGCTTCAACTTTTCTACCTAAACGATAGTCATCTTTAGAACCAGTTGATTTGAGTTTTTGAGCAAACTCTTCAATTGGGTCTGGGCGACCAAATGAAATTGGTGAAAGATAGTTCTTACCACCTAAATCATAATGAAAATATAATTCAATGAAAGGATTACTCTGATTGAACTTGTAAGGAACGATTCTAACCACTTGTGAACCTGGTTGAGGTTTCCAAAGATTAGAAGTTCTTGTGTTTGTTGTTTGAAGTTGATTAAGACGTTTTTTGATTGCGTTTAAATCCATTTTTTATCTCCTATTTTTAAGTATTTAATTAGTATTTTTTAATCAAGTATAACCTTGATACATAAATAAGTATAATCAATTTGCTGAAAATACAATTTATTTTTTATCTTTATCCCAAGCTTTCACATCTACTATGGTATAAATTCTTGTTGGTATTTTATTGAGTCCTTCCTCATTCGTAAGTAATAAACAGTTCTTATAATTTTCCCACTCTATAGGAAATGTCTTGTCTAATTTAC